CTGACCAGATTGAGATCGAGCGTGAGCGTATCGAGTCACAGAAAGAAATCGCGGCTATGCAGGTCGGGGCTACTGCAGCCGCTGCACGGGACAAACTGGACCGTCAGATCGAACTTGATAGTGCCAAGGTAGGGGTAGACATCGCCAAACACAAAGCGCAGATGGCTCAGAACTCAGCGCAACGGGCAGCGCAACGAAACCAGCCCAGCAATCCCTTCTCGAAGGAGCGTTAATTGGATGGGTACAAAGTATTAGCGATAGCGGTTAAGGAGATGCACAAGCTTCGTGACGAGCGAATCACGTTCATTTCCTCCGGTAGAGCGTCCAGCCATGATGAGTATCGTCATGTCTGTGGGGTGATCCTTGGTCTAAGCCTCGCAGAAAACACAATCAACGACCTAGTGCAGAAAGCAGAATACTCAGATGAATGATCTCTTCAAGTTCCAGAACGCTGCCGTAGATTTGTCTGGCATCCTCAACAAGGATACGGACCAAAAAGCCAAGCAGTTGCCAGACCCCAAGACGTTCCACCTCCTGTGCGTAGTTCCTGACGCTATGGAGGAGTACCAGAACAGCGAAGTCGGAATCCTCAAAGATTCCAAGACTATGTACTACGAAGAAATGCTGACCCCAGTGTTGTTCGTGGTCAAGGTTGGCCCAGATGCGTACAAGGACAAGACTCGGTTCCCTAGTGGTCCATCTTGCAAGGAAGGCGATTTCATCATCTGCCGCCCTAATTCCGGTACACGCTTGAAGATTCAAAACCGTGAGTTCCGCATCATCAACGACGATTCAGTTGAGGCTGTGGTCGAAGACCCCCGTGGTATTACACGTGCTAGTTAAGGAGCAAACATGAAAAACATAGACGACGACTTTGAGTTTCCCGACGAGATTGAAGAGAAGAAAGTGGCTAAGGCTGTTGTCGAAGACGACAAGTTCGAGGTAGAGATTGAGGACGATACCCCCACGGGGGACCGCAATCGCAAGCCTATGAAGGAACCCGTAGAAGACCCTACGGAGGAAGAACTTGCTACGTACGACGAGAAAGTACAAGCAAGAATCAAAAAATTCACTCGTGGCTATCACGATGAGCGTAGGGCTAAGGAAGAGGCTGTGCGTGAGCGTACCGCTGCGGAAACCTTCGCCAAACAGGTGTTTGAGGAGAACAAACGCCTTCAACAGCAGCTTGCTAATGGCAGCAAAGCCTATATCGAAACGTCCAAGGGCGCGGCTGAAACTGATCTTCAGGTAGCGAAGAAGAAGTACAAGGAAGCGTACGAGAGTGGCGATGCCGACGCACTGACGGAAGCCAATGCTGAGATTACCAAAGCTGCGCTTCGTCTGGAGCGTGCTGCTGGTATGCAGCCCATCGAGGTTGAAGAGAAAGAGTATCAGCCCGCCGCAGCGAAACCCATCGAGCACCCACGTACCCAACGCTGGGTAGAAGCCAATAGTGATTGGTGGGGTAAGGATGAAGAAATGACCGCCGCAGCGATGGGGCTTGACAGGCGTTTGCAACGCGAGTATGGTGCAGACTTTATCGGTAGCAAAGAATACTTTGATGTTATTGATAAGACGATGCGTAAGAGATTTCCTGAGCAGTTTGAAACCGCTCAGAGCGATGAACCGGATGAGGATAGTACCCCACGCCGTGCCACAAAACCATCTACTGTAGTAGCCCCGGCTACGCGCAGTACACCGCCTAACCGTATCAAGTTGAAGGCATCCGAAGCCGCGATAGCTCGCCGACTTGGGGTCCCTTTGGAACTATACGCAAAACAGGTTGCTCAACTGAAGAGGAGTGAATGAACATGGAACAAAATGTTGCTGCTGAGAAGGCACAAACACGTATCAACCGTGAGTTGGAGTCCCGCAATACGGCCAAGCGCCAGCAAGCGTGGCGTCCTCCCGAGACACTTCCTAGCCCTGACGAACGTGAGGGATGGAAGCACAGGTGGATTCGTACTGCTACTAATGGGCAAAGTGATCCATCAAACATTTCTTCTAAGTTACGCGAAGGATACGAACCCTGCAAGGCAGAGGACTATCCTGAGATGATGATGCACGCCACCACAGAAGGTCGTTTCAAGGGAAACATCGAAATGGGTGGGCTGTTGCTTTGCCGTATTCCTAAAGAGTTCTTGGTTCAGCGTGAAGCTCACTACTCCAACCAGAACAAGTCTCAGATGGAATCGGTGGACAACAACTTCTTTCGTGATAGTGACCCTCGTATGCCTCTGTTCGCAGAGAAGAAGTCGAAGGTCACTTTCGGTTCTGGTTCTTAAAACAGGAGTCTTAAATGGCATATCCCACTATTGATAAACCATATGGCCTAAAGCCAATCAATTTGATTGGTGGTCAAGTGTTCGCGGGTTCTACCCGTGAATATCCAATCCAATACGGCGACACTACGGGCATCTTCTACGGCGATTTCGTGAAGATCATCCGTGGCAACGTGTCGCGCTTCGCAGTTACCACCAGCGGCCAAAGTGCTGCAATGGTTGGTATCTTCCTCGGTTGCTACTACACCAATCCAAGCACCAAGCAAACTGTGTACTCACAGTTTTGGCCCGCTGGTACGGCTGCTGGCGGCACTGCAATCATCTGTGATGATCCTGATACGGTCTTCAAGGCTGCTGTTTGCTCAGCAACCACGGTGATGGCTTCTGGCAACTACGCAATGCTCGGTCAGAACTATTCCATGATCGACAATACGGGTAACGTCAATACGGGCAACTCAGCAAATGCTTTGCTGTACTCTGCTACCTTGACTACCGCAGCGTTCCCAGTACGTGTGGTTGGTGTTGTTCCTGATACGGCTGTTTCGATTGCCGCAACGGGTTCTTCGTCTTCTACGACTATCACTTGCAGCGCACTGCCTTCGGCAATCCCTGTCGGTACTGATGTCTCGTACATCTTCGGTGGTGCTACGCCTAACGGTCAGGTCGTACGTACTGGTTCGTTTGTTTCCGTCGCAGCCGCCGCTGGCGCTACGTCCGTCACTATCAACGTGGCAACTAGCTCTTTGGGCAACAGCGCGACGGTTATCCCCGCTAGCTCTACGATTCTGTTCACGCAGATTCCCGAAATGTTGGTGAAGATTAACTTCGCTAGTCATTCGTACTACACGGCTGCTGCTGTCTAAGGAGTAATACAAAATGGCTATTTCACGCGCACAACTACTTAAAGAACTCCTCCCCGGCCTCAACGCCTTGTTTGGTATGGAGTATTCTCGCTACGGCGAGCAACACAAGGAAATCTACGAGACTGAAACCTCTGAGCGTTCCTTTGAAGAAGAAACCAAGCTGTCTGGCTTCTCGGCTGCTCCAGTCAAGAACGAAGGCTCTGCCATTTCCTATGACAATGCGCAGGAAGCTTGGACGACTCGCTACAACCACGAGACTATCGCTCTTGGCTTCTCGATTACCGAGGAAGCTGTTGAAGACAATCTGTATGACAGCCTCTCGGCTCGTTACACGAAGTCTTTGGCACGGGCTATGGCCTACACCAAGCAGGTTAAGGCTGCTGCAGTTCTGAACAACGGTTTCTCCAATGGCTACCTTGGTGGCGATGGCGTGGCTCTGTTTAGCTCGGCTCACCCTCTGGTGTCTGGTGGTACTAACAGCAACACGCCTACCACCCAAGCTGACCTGAACGAGACTTCGCTTGAAGCCGCCGTTATTCAGATCGCTGCTTGGACGGATGAGCGCGGTCTGCTGATCGCCGCTAAGCCTAAGAAGATGATTGTTCCTCCTGCTCTGCAGTTCGTTGCCACCCGTCTGTTGGAAACCAGCCTCCGTGTTGGTACTACCGACAACGATATCAACGCTCTGAAGAACAATGGTTCGGTCCCAGAAGGCTATACCATCAACAACTTCTTGACCGACAACAACGCTTGGTTCTTGACGACTGATGTGCCTAACGGTATGAAGCATTTCGTCCGTACCCCGCTGTCTAACAGCATGGACGGTGACTTCGACACGGGCAACGTCCGTTACAAGTCCCGCGAGCGTTATTCGTTCGGCTGGTCTGATCCTCTGGGTATGTGGGGATCGTCAGGTTCGACCTGATAGTTAGTTAGGGTTGGGGGTTCCCGGCTGGGGGGTAGGTCAAAAGCCTACCCCTTTTCTTTTGTGTTCAGGTGTGATACAACCCTATTACCAAGACTACTTGGCTTGTTGACTGACTTGGCAGACTCCCCTCAAGACAGCAAGCCGCAAATGAGGATATATCATGGGATTCGCAACTCACCTTGGCCCTTGGCTGCTCGGTACTGTTAAAAACACCACCGGGACCACTGCTGGCACGGTTCGCAATACGGGCGCTACTGTAGTAGCCCAATCCAAGTCCGTCCTGTACACGGACATTACGGCAGCTACGTTCGCTTTTGCAATCCCTGCTGGCGCACAAATTCTAAGTGCTACGTTTAACACCACTGTTGCGTATGCGACCACCACTCCTACGTATGTCTTGCAGGTCAATGGTACGGCCATTAACACAGCAGCCAACGGTAGTGTGTTTACAAACACGGGCATTGTTAACTTGCTGCTTGGTAATAACAGCGCCGCCGCTGCCGTGTTGTGCAACAACGTAGGTACGACAGACGCACTCATCACGTTTACACAGGATAACGTCACCGCCACCTCTGGTGCTGGTGTCTTGACCGTAACGTATGTTGTGAAAGACAGCGATGGCTCTGCTAACCCATCGGCATCTGCTGCCTAATTAGTCTCGGGGGCTTCGGCCCCCATTCCACAGGAGATCAATTATGGCAATCACCAATCCTAGCCCTACGTTCCCTCAGTTTCCGGGTGACGCAGCAGCAGTCACTAAGAGCGACACGACACGTTTCCCTCCTTCGGTTATTTACGTTGGTGTCACTGGGGATGTCAGCGTAGTCACCTCTCAAGGCACAACAGTTGTCTTCGTAGCAGTGCCCGCTGGCGCAACTGTTCCTGTGCGTGTCATTGGCGTAAATGCGGCAACTACCGCAAGCAGCATGGTCAGGATTTTCTAAATGCCGCCGTTTGGCTTTGGCCTGTCCATCGCAAACCTCCGTGGAGGCGGCGCTGCGCCTTTTGTTCCAACGGTACTAGTGACCGAAAATTGGGCAGGGTCTGGGCTGGTAAACGGCAAAGTTCCCACTACGGGCGGCGGGACATGGGCTGCTTCCGCTTCTATGAGTTATAGCGGCGGTTTTGCAGGGCCGGGAGGACAGTTGTTTCCGACCCCAACTGCTTATCACTCAGCAACCTATACAGACGCTAGATTTATTGGTTTTGTAAGGCCGGGGGCAACTGGGCCAAATCAAAATCAGCCGCTGTACATTTATGCTAGGGGGGACGTTAATAATGCAGTCCCTTCAAATTGTTACTATATTGCCTGTAACTCCCAAACCAACTCTAGCACGAACGGTATTGTTCTGTATAAACGAATATCCGGGGTTGATACAACATTGGGTACACTGGACATATACGTTCAGGATCAAACGGTCGGCCTTGAGGTTAGCGGGTCGGCTATTAAAGTGTATTACAACGGGACAGTGGCTATTAGCGTAACAGACACAGCAATCACCACCGCTGGCTATTGGGGTTTTGGGTTGACGTATGGTGAAAATGGTGAGGATACGGGTGATTCTTCAATAGGCGCAATTACCATTCAAACAGCATAACTATGGCTAAGAAGAAAACCCCCTCGTTAGCCGTTGGTCGCGGCGAAAAGCTCCCCGTATCCAAGGGTGCTGGCTTGACCGCTAAGGGAAGAGAGAAATACAATGCTGCCACAGGTAGCAACCTCAAAGCTCCCCAGCCTGAAGGTGGCCCGCGCAAGAAATCATTCTGTGCTCGCATGAGCGGTATGCCGGGACCTATGAAGGACGAGAAGGGTCAACCTACTCGCAAAGCCGCATCTCTCAAACGATGGAAGTGCTGAAATGAAAGACGAAGCTCTTGAGGCAACTAAACACGCGCTAGATGCCGTGTCCGTCATAACCGTAGTAGGGACACTTGTGGATATTCTGCCGTCAATAGCAGCACTGTTTACGATCATTTGGACAGGCTTCCGCATCTGGGAAACTGATACTGTTCGTGGGTGGACAGGAAGAGGGCTCAAGTGAACACTAAGCCCAAAGCGCACCTTCAAAAGGTGAACAAGCCTAAGACTAGGCACGGTAAAAACTCATTATATTCAGAAGGTGGTGATACTATGGCTTCTAAGATGAACGCTGGTTTCGCGGCAATGATCGCCAAGAAGAAAGACGGCGCTAAGATGGGCGCTAAGAAGGGCGCTATGCCTATGATGGCTAAGCCTAAGAAGATGGCTAACGGCGGTTCAGCCTCTTCTCGCGCTGATGGCAAGGCTATTCAAGCCCCCACTCAGGGCACTATGGTCAAAATGAAACGCGGCGGAAGCTGCAAGTAAGGAACTATCATGGCACGCCCTATTGTTTACCCGGACTCTGTTCCTGTAGATGAACCTACAGAGGACACGAAGAAGTCGCCTAAGCCAGCCCCAAAGCCAGCACCTAAGGCTTCTGCGCCAAAGGGTAAGGGCAAGCCTGTTGTGTATCCCGACTCTACTCCTGTAGATGAGCCTATTAGTAAGGCTAAGGGTGGTTCAGTATCCAGCCGTGCTGATGGTGTTGCTCAGCGTGGTAAGACTAAGGGGAGAATGGTATGAGTTCTGATTCTGTCAAAGACATTTCTTTCAAGGAATCGTTCCGTAGGGCG